TAATTTGTTTAAAAAACTATTGGCTAGACCTAAACCAATGTTGGCAGCAATCATTCTAACAAGACTGCCAGATACATCTGCATCATCGCTGGCCTTAATAGTTTCGTTTTGTTGTTTTAAAAGAATACCTGTCTTTTTGGTTTTTTCTTTGTAGACAAGATTTGAAATGCTGTAGACATTAGGATCATATTCTCTGGCTGTGATGTTAATGCCAATGACATCTTCATCAACTTCTTCTAATTTAGTAATGCGGAATAGTTTACCAGTATATCCATACATTGTGCTGGTAACATCAATTAAATCACCGGCTTTAAGACCTAAACTGGTATAATCTGTAGTAAATGTTATGATCTTGTTTAGTCTTGATTGATTAAGTTCAACACCAGCAATGTATTGTGCCTGCACAGGATCATTGATTAAATTACTCTGTATTTGTAAGGCATTATCAATCTCATTAGGATATCTACTACCGCTAGGAATAGACAGTTCTATAAAATCAGTTTGATCACGTAGATTCTTGTGAGGAAATTCAAGACTAACACTATTGTAAAGTTCGCTGACTCCTGATTCAGTTACGGTAATATTTCCAATGATATTTGAATCATTATAACTTTTTACACTAGAACCTGTGGTATTGATAACCACAGCCCACTTTCCTTGACCAACATCAAAGGTTAAGAATGCTCCGCAGGCTGTGCAGATATCATTTAGGTTTTGTAATACGGTTTTATCAGTTGAAATAACACCGTTGATCTTTAATGGACTATAACTTGTTGGCATTTTATCTTCCTGTTATAATAATTCTAACCACACCATCACCGCCTGCTGTGGCAGGGGCTGCAGAACTAACCAATGGAGGACATCCACCTCCACCACCACCTGCTACATTGGATACTCTAACGCCATTTACAAATTTATTAGGTGATCTAGCCTGTGTTACTATCCTATTTGCTGGCACATAATCATTTCTAACTGAGCCGCCGCTGCCGTAGGTTTCGCCTGAATTTATTGGGGTATCATACCAACCACCTAGACCTAATTGACTAAATGACCCTTGAGTATAGTAACCTCCGCCACCACCGAATCCATAACTAAAAGAAGTAGACCAATAATTGTCTGTGGCAACATTCTGAAATTCTGCTGTGGCTCTACCTACAGCGCCTGATCCAGGCGTCAATGTATTGCCGTTTAACCAAGCGTTGTTATGGTTAGTTGTGGTGTTCGGCAAATTAAAAGGCCAAACAGTTAATCTGCGTTCTCCAGAATTTGGCTGAATACCTGATGTGCCTGCGCCACCGCCACCAACATATATCTGTCTACTATTATAGATCTGAGAACCACCGGTGCCGCCTGATATTTGATTACCATTGGCATCCCAACTGTATCCACCATTGCCGCCCACAAAAGGACTGTAATTAGTTACAGGTTGACCACCACCGCCTCCTCGAGCAGTATATCCAAAGGCCACAGTATTTTGACCATTATTTCCTGAACTGGTGGTTGAACCAGCACCACCGGCGCCTACTTGAATTGAATAAGAAGTATTTTGTAAGGTATAATCCGCAGTTACATAAATTACTTCTCCACCGCCCCCACCGCCAACGGATCCACCGCCCCCACCGCCAACTAACAACAAACTATCAATTTTTCCATACAACACATCGCTGGGTCTTGGAGTCCAATTTTGACTGCTGATAAAATCAACTACACGATATGGATAAGTTCCTGCTGAACCTAATAGAGCAACTTCTTGACTGACCTGTTGCACACCATTTTTAAACTGTGTATAGGTAAAAGTAGTATTGGAACTAAAACCCGCAGTTGGATAAAATTGTATTGCACCAAATTTTTGATTTATAAAATCTTTTGTGCCTGTGATACTAAACGGATTAGTCGGTGCTGAACCTTCTACATATGGGCTGACATTTAAAGCAATATTAAACAAACCATTTGCTGAATTGAAAACCACTGTATAAGTTGGATTTGTAGCATCAAGGTCGCTGATCTGAGGAATATTTGAACTAAAAATAAAATTAGGTTGGTTAGACAAATATGTTCTACTAATATTCATATTTGTAACTTCGGTGTCGTTGCTGCCAACAGCCGCTACTTGTATTTTGTCCGCTTGATCGTTTCTTGGTGTTACACATCTATACTGTAGATTAAAGTTAACTCCATAGTCTACACCTGTGACAATGTTAATGGCGTTTAATCTACCATTAACCTGTGATCTAGTTCCTTGAATACTAATAACTTTGGTGGAAGCGTTAAATGATGCTGTTCCACCGGTGCCTCCTATGGTTGCAGATTGGATAGCCGCCGTATCGCTGGGAGTTATTGTATAGATATAAAGATTAGAACCATCATAGCCTACGTCAGTTATAACAGGAGCACCTGTGATAGTAAAATTACTATCTTCTATATAATAGATAGTTGGTTGTGTAACAGCACCTAATATAGATAAACCTTGGCTAATTAAAGTTTGAGATTTTGTATCAGTAACGGCGTTCAAACTATTAGATGTAAAATATGATAAAACAAAATCCACAGCATTGGCATTAGCATCAATGCGTAATCCTGATAATCTACTGTTAACCTGAGATCTTGTGCCGGTTATGGTAACTACCTTAGTAGTTCCATTTACTGAAAATGTTCCGCCAGTGCCGGTGCTAGTAAAAGTATTGATAGATAAAGTAGCACTTGGTGTTATGGTCACAGTCCAAGTAACTCCTGGATAGGCAGCATCAAGATTGCCTAATTGAGGAACTCCTGTAATAGTGCTGACTGCGGATAATTCATAGATGAACTGAGAAGCATTGCTAAAAAATAAAATATTGTTAACAATTACTGAAGTAGTCCAAGTCTTGGTCTGTGCACCTGAACCAAATTTAGTATATGAAATACTAGAAGTGTAGGTCCAACTGCCATAATAGTCATCTGAAAAATCTATAGTAGGTGATTTAATTGCATCCCATTGTGTTTTATCTTGGAATCCTTCTACTACATAAACACCTGCGGTGGTATTGGTGACTGTTACGCCTGTGGGAAAACTTGCCCAGGTAACTGTGGCTCCATTTAGATTGCTGACATCAATGGTATAAACTGGTTGACTGCTGGCAGGATTTAATATTTCTGTAATCTCAATGCCTAGACTGGCTGATAAAGTAAATCCGCGATCTACACTCTGTGTTTGATTAGTTGGACTTGCACGATCAAATATAACATTAGGCAATCTCTGATCAGTGTAGGCTAATGTAAAACTATTAACAAATCCATTTAATTCTGTTAGGCTGTTCATACTGAGTAAATCTCCGAGTCTGTTAATCCTGCACCATATCTGGTATTGCGCATATAATCATTCATAACATCACCAGGTAGTGTCATTGAATTTGTGATCTTAAATTCAAGTTCTCCTAGACTGGTTACATTTCTTTCTTTGTTGTATTCCATACTAACAATTACAAACGCCATATTGTTCACGGTATGTTGAGCAGTCCACCCTGGAAATAATGCGTAGGCCCAGGCCAAGCCGCCATTGGTATAGCCCACTGGTGTTACTGGATTACTGCCGCCATTATTAAAACAATAGATGTTTACAAAACCGTTCATTGAATTATTGACATTGCCATCTTCATCTGAAGTTGACTGCACAGTAAAGCCATTGCTTTGAAATGTTACTTCATTTGAATTCCAGTAGATTTTATCAAAACTAATTACTGAGTCTTGATTGTCGCTGAGTTTAGTGCCAGTCTTTTCACAGACTGCCACTGCATACCACATAGTTTTATTATCATCGCTGAGTTTGGCATCAAAGATTTTGCCTTTGACAAATCCAGTGCCATAGACTACAGGAATGATATTATTTGTATCAGGGCTCATCTGCTCACGAACAAATCTATCTGGCTGACTGGTAGTTGCAGTCTGTGGCACAGAATTTTCTTTGTTCATTGACTTGTTGACTTGATTAACAATCAAACCCAAAGCCGCTGTTTTTGCTATTGTAGAGGCTATACCGCTACTAGACACGCTCTTGAATACAGAACTTGCCATTGAACCTAAATCATCTAACCAACTCATTTATTGGCTCCAAAATCAAAATAACTGCTTTCGATAGCAGTAACTCTATCCATAGATACATCGCTGGGGAAAAACTTTTTCTGGCTTTCTGCATTAGTTCTTCTTCCTGCAATTTTATTTGCCAACACATCAACGTTGCTGGCACAACTTAAAATAATTGTGTTTGAACTTGTTCTTGTGTCCGAATCATATTCTTCTTCTAGGGCCAAATTGTTAACATAGCCTTTGAATCTCAAAATAGGATTGCCAGTGACTCCACTTAAAAATGCACCTGTTGATGCGTTATATAATCCTCTAAGGATTTGAACATTAGTGCCTTTTAGATTGCTGCCAACAATATCGCTGATCATTGAATCAGGAACACCTGAAATAGTAATGCTTAGTTCTTGACCGCTGGTTCTCAATTCGCTGTTTGATCCTGTGATATTCAATAATTTACCTAGACCCACATAGGTGTCGCCACTTAATGTAGTAGATTCAAGTTTATCACTGAACAGCAATGTGCTGCCTCCTGACAGAGTAATCTTAACAAATAGATTGCTCTGTATGGCCCCATAACTGGTTAAGTTTAATACAGCCATTATAGGACCTCAATAAAGACAAATGCACCGCTCCAACTGACTTGATCTCGTTGGAATATGGTCCATTCAGGAAATTCAATACATCTCACGGTATAACTGTCATTGCTGCCAGGCGCAACATTACCATAATACCAAGGAAACTTAGCATATGGAATTGAGATAGTGGCAGTTGAAATACGATCTAATGCTTCTGCTGCTGCGATGTCTGATTTAATCACAGACCATAACATTCCGTCAGGTAATTTTACAGTAAACTTCTTAGGCTGTGTGCCACGACTGACTGCACGAACTGAACCATCTCTGGCAGTGGTAGTAGCAACCATACGTTTTCTATTAATACTTAAGGTTTCTGCTTTATCTATAATCCATTGAAAAGACATTATTTTGTCTCCTTAAATTTTAATCCACGATTCCAACCACCACCGATTCCTTTACGATTAGATCCGTTTCCTTTGACACGTTGTCTCATTTCTTTGGTGTTTAATCCGCATTCTTGTTTTATTACATTGTCAGATGAATAAGGTCCGGTGTCACCTTTTCTTGCCATAACCAATTGACCCTTGCGACAACCTCTATTAACTATATCTGAACCCCACCAACGAATCCATTCTTCAAAGGTGAATAGCCAATCAATATTCCTATTCTTAGCAGAAATTTTTTGCATACAATATTTTTGTCTAAGAGTTAACATTATCTTCTCCCTGGGACGCCTTTAGCACCCTGTTGGCTAACCGCATAGATAAAACTTGGATCAGCGGCAACCATATCTTTGAAACTGCGGGCGTCTACAGCATTGATATTATATGTAACATATGTTGACCCCATACCTAGTTGTTCATTAGGTGTTACCACACGTCCACTGGCTCCTGAGATTAATTCAGGACCACGCTCACCTACTAGCACAGGTGCATTGGTTGGAATAATACCACCATTGGCAAATCCAAGTAAATTACCAATACTGCCCATTAGGCCACCGCCGCCGCCGCTCTGACCAACATTACCAATCTGGAAGATCTGTGCAATCATATTGCGGACTTGACTGCGTAGTAGTTCTTCTAGGATTGAGTTCATAAATGATTTGAATTCAAACTTGCCTGTTTTGGCAAAGT